CGCCTCGAGGCGCTGGTGCTGGCCAAGCTGGAAGGCGTCGCCGAACACCTGGGAGCACCGTAATGGCCGACGGATCTGGCGCGTTCAATTTCCCCCTGCCGCAGGTGTCGCAGCTGCGCCCAGGCGAGATAGTAGTCGACCTGTTCGCTGGCGGCGGCGGGGCGTCGGAAGCCCTGAAGCAAGCCCTCGGGGTCGATCCTGCGCTCGCCTACAATCACGACGAGTGGGCGATCGGCATGCACGCCGCGAATCACCCGCTGACCTCGCACCACCGCGAGGATATCTGGCACGCCGATCCGCGCATCGACGTCGCTGGGCGGCTGGTCGGGTGGTTCCACGCTTCGCCCGATTGCACGCACTTCTCGCAGGCCAAGGGTGGCCAGCCCCGCAACCGGAAGATCCGGGCCCTGACGTGGGTCGTGCTGAAGTGGGTGGGCCAGCTCGACCGCATCGGCCTCGCGCCGCGCATCCTGTCGCTCGAGAACGTCTGGCAGATCCTGACGTGGGGTCCGCTGGTGGCCAAGCGCGACAAGGCCACCGGGCGGGTGCTGAAGATGGACGGCACGGTCGCCGAAAAGGGTGAGCGCGTCCCGATCGAGCTGCAGCAGCTGGTGCCCGACAAGCGGCACGCTGGCCGCACCTGGCGCCAGTTCGTGGCCGCGCTTGAGGCGCTGGGATACGTCGTCGAGTGGCGGAAGCTCGTGGCCAGCGACTACGGTGCCGGCACCTCGCGCGAGCGCCTGTTCCTCGTCGCGCGCCGCGACGGCGAGCCCATCGTGTGGCCGCAGCCGACCCATGGCGCCGGGCCGGGCCTGCAGCCCGTGGTCTCGGCGGCTGACTGCATCGACTTCACCGACCTCGGGCGCTCGATCTTCGACCGGCCACGGCCGCTTGCCGACGCGACGCTGCGCAGGCTCGCCGGAGGCATCATGCGGCACGTCATCGAGGCAGACGAGCCGTTCTTCCTGACCGAGTTCGCCAACACCGGCCGCGGCGGCCGCACCTGGTCGGGAGCGCGCCCCCTGCCGACGCAATGCGCTGGCGTGAAGGGCGGCCACTTCGCGCTCGTGATCCCGTCGCTGGTCAAGTTCAAGGGCAACAGCATCGGCCATCCGATCACCGAGCCGATGCCCGTGATCACCGCCGGCGGTGCGTGCAAGCGCCCGGCTGGGGCCGCCCATTCGCTCGCGGTCATGTCGGCGCACCTGCAGCAGCTGGGCGTGGTGAACGACGTGCTCGAGCTGTCGCCGGAACACCACGCCGGCGCGCTGCGCGTGGCCTCGTTCCTGGTGAACTACTACGGCAACGGCACCGCGCTCAGCCTGCGCGACCCGCTTGACACCATCACCACCCGCGACCGCATGGCGCTGGTGACCGTGGTGCTCGACGGCGAGCGGTACGTCATCGTCGATATCAGTCTGCGCATGCTTCGCCCGCACGAGCTGTTCCTCGCCCAAGGCTTCCCTCGCGGGTACGTCATCGACCGCACGGCCGACGGCAGGCCGATCACCACCTCGGCCGCGGTGCGCATGGTCGGGAACAGCGTCAGCCCGCCACCGCTGCGCGCGCTGGCCATGGCCAACCTCGACCGGGCGCCGGTGCCGCTGGCGGTGGCTGCATGAAGCCGGAGCTCGGGCAGTGGATGACCCCGGACTGGATGGCCGAGGAGCTGGTCGGCACCTACTTCGGCGACCTGGCCATGTTCGACACGGTGATCGAGCCGAGCTGCGGCGCCGGCGCGTTCCTGCGCGCGATGCCGGCGAACGTGCGCGCCATCGGCGTCGAGATTGACCCGGAGCTGGCCGCCCAGGCGGTGGCCACCACCGGCCGCGAGGTGCTGGTCGGCGACTTCACCGCCGTCGACCTGCCGCCGGCGACCGCGGTGATCGGGAACCCGCCCTTCCGGGTGGCCACGATCGAGGCGTTCCTCGCGCGCGCCTTCGAGCTGCTGCCGAACGACGGCCGCGTCGGCTTCATCCTGCCGGCCTACACGTTCCAGACCAGCTCGACGACCCTGCGCATGGCCGAGCGGTGGCATATCGAGCAGGCCGCCATCCCGCGCGAGTTCTTCCCGAAGATCAGCATGCCCATCTGCTTCGCCCGGTTCACGAAGGGGCGCCGCGGGCTGGTCGGCTTCGCGCTCTACCACGAGGCCGGCGCCGTGCAGCGCCTGCGGCGCCGCTACCGGGCCCTGTTGGCCCAGGGCGAGACGTCGGCATGGGCAGCGGTCACGCGGGCCGCGCTCGAGCAGCTGGGCGGCTCGGCGACGCTGGCGCAGCTCTACCGCGAGGTCGAGGGCAGCCAGCCGACGTCGAACCGCTTCTGGCAGGCCAAGGTGCGCCAGCAGGTGCAGCGCGTGGCCACCCGCGTCGGCCCGGCCACCTGGGCGCTGCGGGCATGAGGTCGCGCGAGCCCGGCACGCCGTGCAAGCTGTACGTCGACGGCATCCCCCAGCTGCAGGCCGGCGACTTCATCACCACGCCGGCCGGGTCGGCCTACCTGGTGCAGACCATCCGGCCGAGCCCGTCGATCGCGCATCGGCGCTACCTCGGCTGCGTGCGGTGGCCGATCGACGAGATTCCGGCCGAGGCCCGGCGCTGGGAGATTCGCTGGTACCGGCGCCCGAAGCGGAGGGCGCGCTGATGGCCATGTCGAGCGCGCTGCCGGCGCCCACCGTGGCCGAGGCCCGGCGCATGGATCTGATCGTGCAGGCCGGCTGCATCTGCTGCTGGGAGTTCGCCGAGCTGGGCACCCCGTGCGAGGTGCACCACCTGACCATCGGCGAGCACCACGGCGCGCCCAGGCGCGGCCACGCCTTCACCCTGGGCATCTGCGGCTGGCACCACCGCGGCGAGCGTCCGCTGCCGCTGGCGCTGCACCTTGGGCGCCCACCGACCGCGCAGATGCTGACCGCGCTGGTCGGCCCGTCCTACGCCCGCACGCCGAACGACTTCCGGCGTGAGTTCGGTGGCGACGAGGTGCTGCTGCGGCTGCAGTCCCGGCGCCTGGCCGAGGTCGCCGCGTCCTACCTGATCCACCCCGGCCGGTATGCTGACCCGGCCCGCCCCGGAGGCTTCGCCCCATGAAATTGAACCTCGTGCGCGTGCCCAACGGGTACGCCTACGCCGACGCCGACAGCGCCAGGGCCGGGGAGAAGCACAAGCTCGGCGAGCGGGTGCAGGCCTCGGTCGTGAAGCCGCGCTCGAACAAGTTCCAGCGCAAGTTCTTCGCCCTGCTGCGGTTCGCGTTCGACTACTGGGAGCCCGACGAGGGCGACGCGCCGGCGGAATACCGCGGGCAGGTGATCGAGAAGGACTTCGACCGGTTCCGCGAGGACGTGACCATCCTGTGCGGCTTCTACACGCCGGTCTGGAACGCCCGCGGCGAGCTGCGCATGCAAGCCAAGTCGATCGCCTTCAGCGAAATGGAGCCCGAGGAGTTCCTACGGCTCTACAACACCGCGATCGGCGTGCTGATGCGCCTGGTGATGCGGTCGAAGGGCTTCACCGAGCGCCAGCTCGAGCAGGCCGTCGACGAGCTCCTGCGCTTCGACGGCTGATCAGGCCAGCTCGTCGCCCAGCAGAAGGCGCACGCGGTCGCGCTCCTCGTCGAGGGTGCGGCCCTGCTGCTCGAGCTCGCGGGCGGCCCAGGCGCAGGCCTCGCGCATGTCGGCGCCGGCGCCGTCCTCGAGGGTGTCCAGCGCGGCGACCAGGTAGGTGCGCCCGTCCTCGCCCTCGGCGGTGAAGCCGCCAGGCTGCAGCGTCAGCCGCGCGCGCACGCGATGGAAGGCCTCGCGGCTGGGGGTTGGCTCGAGGTAGGCCGGCTCGACCCAGGCGAAGCCGTCCGGAGTGGTGAACACGAACAGGGCGGGGCGCATGTTGGCCTCGCCCGACTGGATCACCGCGATCGCGGCGTTGCGGTCAGGCTTCATTTGCGGGGGCTCCCCTCGTAGTCGAACACGTCCTCGAGCGCCCGGCCGTCGGGCCAGGTGCGGTAGCCGAGCGCGCGCATGCCGCCGAGCGCCTCGTTGTATTCCGCCCGGCTGGCGAACACGATCCGCTCGACGTCGTCGAACACCGACAGCGAGTCGCGGAAGTTGGTCTCGTTGCTCGGGCTGGCCGCGGCCTTGCGCCACCCGGCCGGGTCGATCTGGCGATCCTTGACCTGCATCGACCGCTCGACGGTGCCGAACCGGTCGCCGGTGTAGGTGAAGGCATCCGACCGGCGCATGAGCCGCTCGGGGTTCCAGTAGATCCCGGCCTTCTTCATGCCCGACGAGCGCGGCCGGAGCCGCGTGAAAATGTAGTTCGCGCCGCCGCTCGAGTGGTCGCTGCTGACCGAGCTGCCGAAGCTGGCCACGCCGCGGCGCATGCGGTCGATCTGGCTGCCGATCTGGCCACCGCCCTCGATGATGCCGCGCAGGCGGTCCCACTGCGGCGATCCGCCCACGCCGAGGCTGCTGGTGTTGTGGTAGACGACGTGCGTTCGGGCGAAGTCCTGCACGTCGGCCTCGGGCAGGTCGGGCCGGTTCAGCAGCACGCGGCCGTGACCGAACGCCTGGTGCTCGCCGTCGGGGTTCCACCAGCGGCTCTGGGTCATGTCGAAGCCGGCGTCGGCGTTGAGCAGCTTCAGCTTGGCGTCGGCGCGCGCGGCAGGGTCGGCGATCTTGCCCGCGGTGGCCAGCGCCTGCTCGAGCTTCGGGTTGCGCAGCGTGCGGACGTAGGCGATGCGGTCGAGGTAGAGCTCGAGGCGCTCGGCCTGGCTGCTGCGGGTGGCGTTGACGCCGACCTCCTCGAGGATCTGGAACCCTCGGGCGGTTGCGCCGGCGCCGGCGCCATCGACGTCGATCATCACCACGCCGCGCGAGGAAATGGCGTTGCCCTCGGCCGGGACGTAGGTGACCCGGTAGCCCTCGCCCTCGATCGCGTAGTGCTGGGTGGTGCCGGCCAGGTGCTGGGTCTGGCTGCGCAGGCGCGCGTTGCTGCGGTTGAAGTCGGCCAGCTCGTAGGCGACAGCGCCGCGCTTCTGCCAGGGCAGGCTCGCATCGCCGCCGGCGCCGGGGTTGCGCCGCGGCACGTCCTTCAGGGCGTTGAGGTCGACGTTGCGGAAAGCCGCGCCGGTCTGGCCGGGCTTCAGCGCCGCGAAGTAGGCTTCGAACTCGGACTGCAGGCCGCCGATCCACTCGCTGACCTGGTCGGCCTCGGCCGCGGCGGCGATGCGCTCGTTGCGCAGCTGGGTCAGCTCGTCCCAGGAGGCGGCCATCTTCGGCCGCAGGGCCGCCCACTTCGCGGTCACGGTGCTGTCGAGGATCGGCTGGCCCTTGGCCGCGCGGCTGTTGATCGACTTGAGCAGGCTCAGGATCTCGGCGCGCATGGGGCCGGTGTCGTAGGCGACCGAGCTGGTCGCCGGCAGCTTCTTCTCGATCGCGCGCGCGCCTGGGTCGCGCACCTTCAGGAACAGGCGGGTCACCGGCCGGCCGCTGGCGCTGGTGATCTGGGAGACCACGACGTTCTGATCCTCGATCTGATCGCCGTCGGTGCGGAAGGTGTAGCCGTTGACCCGGCTGGCCGCGACCTCGGCCTGCTCAGTAGCCGTCACGCGGGCGCCGTCGGGCGCGTCGGCGGCCACGCGCGCCTGCCGGGCGGCATTCGGGTACTGGCGTGCGAGGTCGGCCTTGCGGGCCTTCAGGCGCGCCGACAGCTCGAGGCGGGTGGCCGGGTCGCGCGGGCCGAACTCGGCCAGCAGGCGGTCGATCTCGTCGTCGTTGACCGCGAGCACGCGCGCGACCGACCGCTCGATATCGGCGTCGGTCATCTTGCCGAACACGCGGGCGGCCTGCGGGGCGGTGCCGGTGTTGCGCAGGCTCTGGATCTCGGTGACCTGGTCGCCGAAGGCTTGACCCTTGAGCCCGCCCTGGGCGCGATACCGCAGCGCGCCGCCGGTGTCGACGCGGAACGCGCGCGCGCCGCGCATGAGCAGGTTGTCCATGGTGGCGCCGGCGACGTCCCAGTTGGCCAGCCAGGCGTCGACCGCGAAGCCGTCCAGCGCGCCGCCCTTGGCCAGCGCATCGGGAGCGCCCTTGGCCAGGCCGTCGACGATGCGCGAGGCGATGGCAGGCTGCCCGTCGAGCTGGATCAGGCGCAGGTCGGGGACGTCGATGCCGGCGGCCTCGTAGAGCTTCGCCGCGAGCACCTCGTTCCGGGCCATGTCCTCGCTCGCCGGGAACTTGACGTAC